TTTCCATCATAAGGCGGGCTGTCTGGAACATTCATATCCGTCCGCAGTACGGGGTTTACCCCTGCGCCGCGAGAGAATATGCCCTGCCATGCGGCGACCCGCATGTATTCGCCGTTGACGTCTCTGGCTGTATCATTCTCATTGCACTTATACCAGAAAAGCGCGGTCGCGTTGGCGGCGGCGCCTACCCACATTAAATCGCAAAGATCTTGATATTGGGAAATCTTTATGATCTGGTATTGCAGGGGCAAAAGACGCCTTTCGGCCAGCCATAACGGTGTCGGCTGGAATAGCAGTTCCTCTTTTTTGCCGACAACCCTGTTCCGGAAGCGTTCTTCCTTTTCATCTTCATAAAGTTTCTTTAGATACGCAGTACTATTTGCCAGCTCCTTAATCGGGACATTGTCTACCCCGTTGGCGCCGCCCTGTACCCAGCTTCCCAATGCAAACCCATGAAACTTTTCAGCCCATTCAGGTTGTACGTTAAGTTCTATAAAATTGTCCTCAAATGTTTCTATCGCCATAATTTCCCCCCATTAGAATATGATTATCCATTGCCCGATAATGGATATATCGCTCTCTTTGTTGATCGGCTTGTTAATCGGATTGCCGTTTTCATCTTCGCGGACACGCCTTGAAAAAAGTGTTCCGTCATTCGTAACAAGGCCGAACTCGATAATCGCCATGCCGTTCGCCTCATTCGTTCCCAGGCTCCAGTCAAATTGCACCTGCCCCATCGCCGGAAAGGAATGACCGTCAAGGTTTTTCACATAAGCCCCGCTTATCGCGGTATTGGTAACGATTGGCGGCGTTCCGTTCACGCCCACTGCAATCTTTGTTATGTGTCTGCCGTTAATATCTCCGGCAACAAGCCGCGCCATCTGGTTTCTCGCTCCGTTAAGGATAAGGTTTTCGCCTTTCACCTCTTCAATAAGCAATCCGTTTTTGAATACTTTATAGTTTAGTATTCCCCGCATTGGCTTTTGTTCGCCAATATCATCGACAAGCTTCATACAGTTTGCCAATCCGTCTTTTTCTTCCATAACCATACCTCCTACTAATTTATTGCAATCACTCCAACGGAATGAGGACCATACTGTCGCGCAGAAGTTTTCCGTCATCACGAGTAAATACGGTATTTCTAAAATGATGTTTCTTAATCCATATTTTCATCGTTTCAGAAGCGGAAACCTTTTCTGAGAAATTATTAACCGCCATGCCCAGCCGTTGCGATTCGCCAATACCGTTTGTGCTGCGGTATGTAGCCCCGTCCCTGCGGATAGTATTGTTTCGCCTTTTATGTAATGTGTCGGAAAAATTAAAACTAACGGCGACATCGCATTGCTCGGCTGTTTTTACGTTTTCCGCAATAGCCATATTGAAATTGAGAGTATTAAACCTTTCCTCTACGGACTTATCGCTGTATCCGTCACGGACAATACCGCTGTCCCTTTGGAGCAGCGTATTCCTCAAAGCCTGGGCAAGCTGTTTTTCCCCATACTTTCCATAATCAAAAGTGATAAAGAACCGTTCCCTCTCCCATGTATTACGCCGGAATGGCGGCGTTATAATATCAGATGATGTTACCCTTTGTTCATTTTTTCCGCGTACAAGGCTTCCGTCCCGGTTATGCTTTCCGTTGCGGTTAAGAAAAAATTCCTCTACTTCCGTATTAACAAAAGTACCGTCACGCCTGAAACGCCCGTTCCGGCGCAATCTTCCGGAGCTTGAAAAATCATCTGCAAGCGTTTTGGTACTCATTTCCATTTCGTGCCGCTCGTACATTATGACTTTATCAATCAGATGGACTAATTGTAAAAACCTGTCAAAAAAGCTACGGGTATTTTTTACAGAATTGATTGCGCGGATTAAATTATTCCTTGTTTCGGAATCGGGCATTACCTCCTCTGTCGCAATGTTAAACCTGTAAGGCAGCCCTCCGTATTCAAACCATTCCCGGACAATCGCCTTTGAAAAAACGGTTGACACAATTTCTTCAACAACTGACGGCGTTCCTTTCCGGGTATGCCAGTCCAGCGATCTAAGGATTATTTCCTGTTTTTTCTCTATGGAAAAATCGGTACTATAGAAATCGCAATGAAACTGCCAGGCCAATAAATCCAGCAAGAGGTGATCCGTTATTTGTTTGCGTACAAGATTGGGGATTATGGCGATACCGGGTATATCTTTAATTATGCGGCGCAATTCCGTGTCAAACGCTGAACACATCATTATAACATTTGAGTCTTTTTGAAGATTCGGAGGAAGAAGTTTTATAATAGATATATCGCTCAAATCCATTTATCCAGCCCTCTTCAATTTATTTTTCTTTTCTCGTTCACGCCTTTTTGCGGCTTCAGACATTTTTTTTCTTGTTTCTTCGGTATGTGGTATACCCTTATTCCAAGTTGGCTTACCTATTAACGCCTCAGATATTTTTTGTTTTTCTTCTTCTGTACGCTTAATTCCCTTATTCCATGGAGAACAGCCTAAGTTCTTTCCTTTGCGATTTTCAGACATTTTATGTTTTGATTTTTCTGTGTGAGTATGCCCTAGAAAATGACCCAGCTTACCTGTTTGTGATTCAGATACTTTTTTGATATGCTCTTTTGATTTCGATTTTCCTTGATGATGCATTGCACAATGACACCATCTGAACATAGGTACTAACTCATCTACATTCCATTCTTCATAATTATCACAGCAAGGGAATAAATGATGTAAGACTACATTTTTCCCTAATTTACAGATAGGAAAATACTTTCTCGCTTTATACCAATTACTCCAGCTTTTTTTAGCCCTAGGCAAATTTTCCCATTCAATTCTTGTCATTATTCGTCCTCCAATCCCTCAAAGGTTACTTGTACAGGGTTATCCCCTAATATGCCAACCTGCCAGGATTCCAGTATTGTCGGGGTCGGTTCTTCAATAACCGCCCATTTTACCCCGCATTCCATGATCAACTGATGAAGGTATGAGGGGTTAATGTCCCGGCCTAAAATGCTTTTCTGCCATTCGATAAACTGCTGTACCGCAAGATCAACGCTGTTAATTATTGACTGCGCCATTGTAGCGTCCCCGGTACGAATCCAGTATTCTGCCTTAATGTTATATGTAACTGGTTCCGGATCTTTCACATGGACAAAATCGGTAAGCGGCCGTACCCGCCTGTCTGACAGTGTTTCAAGAACCTGCTCTTTGACTTCTTCGGACGGCATCTCCCCGTCCTTCATTAAGACCGCTATATTAACATTGCCGGGGCCTGTTCCCGATTCCCTGAAATAATCGAATAACGCATCATAAAAACCGCTTGCGTTTGTTATTCCCCAGGGCGCAAGAAACTGAGCAAACGCCGCCAAGTCAAGTTCCGGCATCCATACCCTTGTATCTGTAATCCCGGGGTTTGCCGTTCGCGCCCAAAACTCATAAGCGCCATCCGGCCCGGCAACGGAGAATGATTCGGGGAGTAATTGCAGCCTTTCCCGGTACGCTTCTATATCCTCTTTATCCCCGCCGCCGCTGGTAGGCGTTATATTTACTGCGGACGCGACCCAAGGCGGCACGTCTACCATGTTGTTTATATCGCCAGCGTCAAATCCCATCCCTTCCATGCCTGGTGTCATACATTCCGCTTCTACATCGCCGTACAATTCCCCGGCCGGAATTTCTATGGCTTTTTTTGTCGCAAAAAATACTTTATTGTCAGGGGTTGTGCGGTATCCTTTCGGAATAATTTTTCTAACAGTCAGCGGGGTTGATAATGTATACCGTATTGTTGTAAGCGCGTATGAAGCTTGTAGGCGTTTGCCCCTGTCGCCGTAAAGACTGCCAATGTACTCGATGGTTTCTTCATCGGCAAAGAATAACAGGTTTCCTTTTCCTGTTTTGTCAATATCTGTTGCTATCTGGGTTAATGCCGATACTTCCGTTAATTGTATAAGCCTTTCCGGGCTTGCGGCCGCCTGCCTGTACCCTGGGCTTCCGTTTGCCCTGCGTATTTCTTCATACACCCTTTGCATACGGGCTTGTATTTTTCTTGCGTCAGTTTCCGAAAACTGTAAATCACTAAACGCCATTAAGGTTTACCTCCACTTTAACTGTTGGCCAGATTTTTCCGTCTATAACATTGGCATCCCATTTAATTTGTCTGAGGATCGCCCTGGGTTCGTACTTTTTCATCTGTAGAAAAATTTCTTGTTCCGCTTTGGCTCGTGTTACATTAACAGGGCTGTCTAAAAACTCTTGACTAATTCCAAAATCCCGATCCATCGGAACTGTGCCGCGCCGGGTAGTCAGCAGGATGCGGACGTTTTGCATAACTTCCAGATTGCCGGTCAAGCCAAACGTAACACCTACAGGCAAACTTTCAACTGTTACCATTAGTTGTACTCCTTTGCGGTTATACTAACCTCCATCCACATAACGCTTCCGTCACGCGGGCCGAATACTGTAGATGCCCCGGAAATTTCATCTATTCTCCAAAAATTGCCGCTTAAAGGAAAACCGCCTAAAATAAGAGGATGGTATTCCCCTTTCCGTACCGCCGCCCTTAATTCCTCGTAACTCTCCTGCGGGTTCACACCCAGCATGGTTGTAAAAATTATTGCTATTTCTAATTCGTCAAGCCCAGGGCCTAGAAACTCCGACAATGGGGCGGTGTTTATAGTCTCATGCTCTGCCCATCTCCCGGAAGATTTTTCAGTAAGCTCGTTGAACGTTTTAGCCTTTTCGCCCGAGACTTCAAAAACAAGATCGCCCCATGATCCTATAATCACGCTATCACCATCCCCGCTGTCGCTCCTGTAAATACACCGTGGCTGCCTGGTACTGGAGTCGGATTTATAAAGGCTAGTTTTAGGCTTGCGACAATTTGAGTACATAAATTAGTCATTGCAAGCTCATGAGTATTTTCCATTGCCATAACGGCTACTAATACCCCAACGGGATTGAATTTAAGAAACCCGACCTCAAATCCATCTGGGGCCTCGATGGTAAGATCTTTTATTAAAGTTGATAATTTTATAAGCATTTCCGGGAAACTCATTGAAGGCGTAAGCGTACCGCTGCCTGATACCTTTGCCGTAAATACGAGAATGGGATCGGTAACGCCGGATACCGGGTTGGTTGCCGCCCATGCGTAGGTTACATCTATCGTATCAACAATGTTTTTCAATATAGCGTCTCCGAATACTTTATTAGCCGCCGCCGCCGTATCGGGTTTTTTTTCTTTCATAGCGTCAACTATAGCTTCTTTCATTTTTGTTGCTGATAATGCCATTATGTCCCCGTCACAGTATTACCGACATGATCCACGCCGGTAAACATACACTTCATCTGGGCGCAGAACGGCCCGGAGCCGGTAGGGGCTACCGCCCCGGCAACTTGCAACGTTCCTCCTGTTATTATTACCGCACCAGCTTTTACCGTCGCGGTAGCCGTTGCTTCTACGTTAATGTTTGTGCCCTTAACTGTGGCGTTTCCTGTTGTCTCTACTGTTGTATCCCCGGTAGTTTTTATTTTTGCCTCAGCCGCTTCAATTGATGTATTACCGCTTGTTTTTACTATTGCCTCCTTCGCCTCGATCTTCACATTCTGATCGGCTTTTATGTTAATATCTTTTTTTGCCTCTATGCTGACATTTTCGCTTGCCTTGATATTGGCATTTTTAGTATTGATATTGGCAGTTTCGCTGATTTCTACATCAAGGCTTTTACACTTGAGCGACGTACCCTGATCGGATATTATTTCCAGTGTGCCTTTCGCAGCGTCAAACTTTATGATATTTTTTCCGTCATCGCTGACCATCAAAAAAATATCGGGTGCGCCGCCCTGGGGCATTTTACTTGCGGTGTATACCTTGCCCAATATATACCCCTCTTCGGCGCCATTCGGCAGGCGGCTTGTTACTACCTGGTCGCCTTCTTTCGGGGTATAAAAAAAGTTCCAGCCCCCGGCTGCGGGGAATAGCACTTGCATAAATCCGGATGCCGTACCGCCAAGATCGTCAAAGCCTACCCGCGCCGAGGCGGAGTCCACATTGCGTTCTGTTGCCTGCCCCTGATGAAGTAATGATCTGCTATCTGCCATATATTCCCCCTAATACCCTAATACCCTGTGGCAATTTATAGTTGTTTCATATTTGCCGCCCAGTTTATGTGTGGCCACATCTACCGCATACTTACCCGAATACTTGCCCCAATTTGTTATTTCCACATTAACCCCGCCTACCATTTTCACGTTACCGATCATGGTCAGCGTACACGTCCACTCTTTTTTATTTTTTTCCCTGCACCGCGCCTTGCAAATTCTATTAGCGTTATCTGTTACATCCGTTCGAGGTTTGTTAAAATCTGCGGTTATGTCATTAAAAGGTTTCATGCCTGTATCGAAAGTCCCCCCTGCGCTGCCGGAAGAATTATCAACACCCTTTCTGAAATTATCACCTCTTAAATCGCCGGGACGTTCATTCAATACCAATTTCTGCCCTGTCGCCGGGGGATTAGGCGGTGTAAATTGACCCTGCGCCACAATTCCCGATTTCGGGTCTTTATAATTTAATTCAACTTTGCTGACAGTATCGTTAGTATCCTGTGCAAAAGAATAACTGATTATGCGGCTGCCTACTTCTGATTTATCGAAAGTATCAATAGGATCATTTCTCTCATAGACCTCTTCCTCGAACAAAACAATTGTTCCGTCCGTTACCTTTAATGACACGCCGTATTTTGTGCATAATTCCAAAAGGAAAGCCATATCTGTCTGCTGAAGCTGGTCCACACGGTCAAGCTGTATATTGGATTCTACCTCATACATTAACTTGACACCGTTACTGTCAGCGATTGATTGGGCTATTTTTTGAAGCGTCGCCTCTTCCCATTTATTTGTTTTTTCTTCGCGCTTCAAACTTGACGATATTGGTATGGAAACGGCTTTTATGCTGAATATGTCAGGGGGGCCGGATAAACCGCAAAAATCAATTTTGAATTTCCCGGTATCCAACTCATCGGTATCACCGTCCTCATTCCAATTCTCAACATGGATTTTAGCGCGAAAAGTCAGCGCATCGCCGCCCCCGGACTGTGCTGTTGCCGTACCCTTAATATCTTTTATTAGCTGTAATTTGCCTGACAAGCCCCTGTATTGCGGATGTTCTGCTACAAACTGCGGCCATGTTTGGGAATTTGTAACACGTTGCAATTCTTTTCCCTGCGCGGGTGTTAAATCGCTCAGGTCTATAAGGCGCTGTAGTTCCGCTGTACTCGTTCCTTGCTGTAACTTTTGAGCCATCTCATTGTAAATTTGATCAAAATCTGTTTTACCCCCGGTATCAGCCGCTTGCATGGGATACCATGCGTCAATGAATAATTGGTCTCGGTCGTGTACCGTTAAATCTATAGAATCGGACTCTCCGGAAGCTATATCGGCATAGGTAAATTCAAGTATGCTATTGGATACGGCTTCGGATATATCAACGCCGTCAATTTGTACTTCCAGCCATGCGCGTCTCGGTAACATATTAACCTGCCTGTTTCCAAGGCGGCAGCCTTGTAGCGGAGTCCGATGGTATTTCCGGCCTGTCCGGAATTACTACTAAAGTCGGTTTTTCAAACCGCACTATACGGCGCAGGGTAGGGTTTGCTTCCAATAGGGAGTTAATAAATCTTTCATCGCCATAAAATTTATAACTTATCTGATCCCACACTGTTCCCTGCGGCGCAAGATATTCTTTAGACGCCATAAGATAACCTCCGTTCTTCCCGTTTCATTGATGCAATAATCGCTCTTACTTGTGCCTCAATATCATTTCCCGCTTTCTGCCCGGCTTCGGATATTTGTTTTACCGTTTCAGCGTTGGGAGTACCGCTGTTAAAATTATTTGTCATTTTTAATTCTATTCTGACTGCGGTATCCCCCGATGATAATTTTTGAGCAGCGGCCGCCGTGACCGGGGAGGGTTCGGGACTCTTCATTGAAGCCGCCGCATTGATAGCCGGGGCCGCTGCGGTTATAGTTGACGTTTGTTCGCTTGCCTTCTTTAAATACCCGCCTAATTCTCCGGCCTGCTTCCAGATTTCAAAACCCTGGGACGTTTTATTTAACGGCACTACAGCCTCAGCCCCGCGCTCCGCAATTTGCGCTATATGGGGCTGTCTGAATATGCCGCCTTCCGCATGGCCGGGTACTGTTGTCTTTTTGCCCCCGCCGAATACACCGGATATCGCCGAACCGATACCGCCAAAAAAATCTTTAACAGCGGAAAACTTATCCGTAAAGAAACCAACGAATGATTCTATCTTCCCTTTTAATACATTGAATACATTGGAAAAAATATCGGTCAAACTGCCGATAAGTGTTTTAACAGCATTTACAGGATTATAGAATACGTCCTTAAAGAATGTTGTAAAAGCGCCTACAATAGATTTTATTGTATCAAAAATAAATCCAAAGGCATTTTTAAGCCCTTCGATTCGGCCTTTTACTAATTCAATCGCTTTGCCTATAATCGGGAACCTTTCTGCCAAAGCGTTAATTTTCTCTCCGGCGATTTCTTTAAATTTTGAAAAGCCGTTCCTAATTCCTTCTCCTATGCTCCCTATGTTCAATCCTAAATTTCCGAGTATTTTATTTACAAACTCAATCGCGTTCTTAAATTGACCTTTCAAGAGATCAGCAACCCCGCCGATTATAGTTTTTAAACCGTCAAATATGCCTGAATATATAGCCCCTAATTTTGTAAACTGCCCGCCCAGCGCGTCAACAGCACCGGCCCAGCCTCCGGTAAATAACCCTATAATTACTTTTATAACCGTTTCTATAGGCCATAAAATCAGTTTTACCACATTCCATAATACCTTGAATGTGCCTATAACTATTTGTATAGCGCTTGTTAACAAATTCATTGCAGTTTTAATTGCAAATAACATCCCTCCTTCCAGAATGCCCATTACAACGCCCAATACCTTTTTTATTATGCCTATTGCCTTTGTAAAATCATCCGCGCCTTCTTTGCCGACACCGAACGCCGCTTTTATCCTGCCGAAACATTCCGTTGCATAGGCTTTCAATTTGTCGAAATTCTTAACTACCGTATAAACCGCCAGGGCGATACCGGCGATTATTCCAATTATCGGGGCCGCCGCCGCTGCCAGCGCAGCAAATCCGCCGCTTGCCAAACCAGATAAAATAGGGCCGATTGCAGCTATTGCTATTTTGATAAACTTTGCCATAGACCAAACAACTTTTAGGCCGCTTATTAACGTAGGCGCAATGGCAATACCGGCAACGATCTTTGCAAGATTCCCCCAACCGCCTACAAACTCTTTTACTTTATTTACATTGTCCCATACATTTGTGGCAAACTCTTTTATTTTGGCTATGATTTCCGGCAGCTTTGTTACCAGATCTCCAAGCCATTGCCCAAATTTCGCCCCCAGTTCCTGTATTGCCGGCATCTGATCCACTACAGCGTCTTTTAGATGATCAAACGCTTCTGTAAGCGGCCCGATTGCGCCTCCTATAAATTGGTTTTTCATTCCAACTACTGACTGTTTTAACCTGTCTCGTGCGCTAATAAATGATTCCGATTGACGCGCCTGCTCATCGGAAAGGACAATGCCGAGGCTTTTTGCCTCCTTCATTAACTCCTTCATTCCGGCGCTGCCCTGCTTCATGGCCGCCATCATTTTAGTACCTGCCGCCTTGCCGAATAATGTAACTGCAGCCGTCGTGCGCGCCGCGTCACTTGGCAATGCCTGCATCCACTCAGACAACTCCATCATCGCCTGTTCCGGCTTCATCCCGGCAAGTTTTTTAGCAGATAGCCCAACATTTAGTAATTGTTTCGCCATCGCATCGTTACCCGCCGCGCCCTGCCTTACAGTCAAATTAAACTTTTCAAGGGCGCTGTCAAATTCCTCTGCGCTTAATCCGGATTGCTGCATTGCATAACTAAGCCCCTGGTATGCTTCAATGCCCATGCCCAGACGGTCTGATGTTTTGGCTACTTTGTCGCCGGTTTCCGCAAATGTATTCGCCATTGCCACTACCCCGGCTGTCGCTGCGGCTACCCCTCCGGCAACGCCAAGAGCCAGCTTTGTCGCGTTACCTGTAAAGGCTTTCCAATCTTTGCCTACCTGGCCAGCGGCAGCGTTTAAATCCCCAAGCTGTTTTTTAATAGTGCGGATTGCCTGGGACGCTCCTTTGTCCTTTCCCGCAATTTCTAAGCTGAGATCCCATATAGTTTTTCTAGCCATGCGACACCGCCTATTTTTTCGCTTTCAACAAGTCCGCGATAATCTTTTCATACTCAAACAATTCATCTATGGGCATTTCTTCAAGGATGTTTATTGAAGTGTTTGAAACAACGCATAACCCCGCCACTGTTTTGCGTATAAAGTCGGCGGGGTTTGCATAATCAAATGGCCAGGGTTCTAACCATTGTCCGTTTCCGGCATCGCTGCCGGACCGGTAAAACCCGCTTTTTCTTTTTTGGCCTCTTCTTCGTCCTCATCCTCGTCATCATCCTCGTCATCGGGGGCCGTGAATTGGTCGTAAAATTTCTGCGGGTCCCTTTTAGCCACATAAGCCCCGACCGTTTGCCAAACGGCGTCATAATCATCAGCCGGTAACTTTTCCAGCATACGGAAAGAAGTGCCGGAAATTAACGCCGCCATGCGCGCGCAATATTCCGCGCTCTGACTGCGGACAATGCCTGAGAAATTGCCTTCCTGGAATGTTTCCCGTTCGCATTGGTTAATGATTTTGCCTTTTACTTTGGAAAAATCAAGGTTAATTTCTGTAATCTCCCTGCCTTCCCATTTCAGCGGCGCCGAAAGTTTTACTTTGACCGTTGCTGTAAACATAATTTTCCTCCTGTCAGTTTTTATTAACCAACAAAGACATTCCGGCGTGTTTCAGCCATTAAGTCCTTGCCATTAACCGTGTAAATCCCCTTAAAGGGGTCCCACTCCAGAATCTCGTCTCCGTCCAGCCAATGATGGGCATAGTACACCTGCATAACGATTGAAGCTTCGCCTGCGGCGGCCTGTTCGACCGATCCGGGGTTGGCCTGGCTTAACGGTCCTTTAAGCACCCAGCGGTTCGGAACTTTCTCGAGCGCATGGGTGTCCCTATTGTTCACCATGATCTCGTTCCGAAGATCAAGAGTCCTGGTAGTGCCAAGCTCCATATACTTCGTTATGGCGCTGTAAATAATAGGGACGGAAATTGTAACGGTCTGGGCGTTCATAACGCCCGGAGCCGGTACGTTTATCGCCCCTCCGACACCCGCGCCTTTGAACTCATTGGATGCTAATTCAAAACCCGGAAGCTCTACCGATACAGTGCCGTCTAACGCCGCGCCGGTGTCGCTGTCATAAAGTTTGAAAACGTTGCTCTGGGTTGCTATTCCTGGTCTCATTCTCGCGCCTCCTAATTAAAATAAACCTTCAAGAAGGTCAGGGTTATACATGAAGTCAAATACCAAAGCCTTCGCAGCATTGGGGGGCGTAAGACTTACACGGAAATACAACTGCCCGCTCAATATGCTCTGATTGCTGTTATCGGCCCGCAGAAATTCTACAGAGCCGCCGATGATGGCGTTACGCGCTCTCAAGGTGTTAAGGTACTCGTTCCCTGTAATCAATACAGTGTCTATGAGAAGCCGCGTAATGGGTTTGTCAACATTTTGCCGCATTGTGCGGTTTACGACGTTCTGGACATAAGAGAACATACGGCGCACGCTGCGTTCAAAGTCTTTTATGTCCGTGTTGCCGGGGAACGCGGCGGTTTCAACACCCCACGCCCTCCAGCCGTCAAAATTGATAAAAGAACCGATACCGTTCTCGTTCAGGAAGTTAGCCTGTCCTTCATCAAGCATTGGAATGACATTGCCGTCCTCGTCGCACATGTGCGTCATGGCCAGTGTTTTGTTCGACGCCTGTTCATACGGCAGGCCGCCGTTCCTGTTGTCAACTTCTCCGAACATACCGGCCATTCTTGTCGAGCCATGGAAAACCCTATCCCCGATTGCGACACACGGCCATGTAAGGAACGAGAAGGGATCGACATAACTGTTGTCATTTTTCCATTTCGGAAGGTTCTTGTAGCTTGCGTACTGCCCTTTGGTCGGAAGATCGGCAAGCGCGATACAGGTAAACCCGTAGCCCAGGTTATGCGCCTTAGCGCACATAAGCGCGTAAATCTCCGGATCATGACTCCACCCCGGAACGAGGATAAACCCGGTGATTTTACGGAACGCAAGGAATACTTCCGTTATGAGTTCCATACCTGTTCGCTGGTTTGTTGACGGATCAACGCCGCCGGCAATGTCCAGTTTTGTAACCCCGGCGACGGATGCCTGTTTGTATGAAACGCTTAACGTCGTAGTGCCTGCCGGGATGTCGCCGCTTTCCATAACGGTAATGAGAAGTTTGTCTCCGTCATACCTCAGCGAGTAGTCCTTATCACGGACAAAATCACCGCTTGCCCCGTTGTGAACGGCAACCGTGCTAATCATCGCCATAGCGTCATCAATAGCGGCGATACCGTTAATGATTGGCAATGCCGGAGCCGCCACGTCCTGCGCGTCCTTGCGCGGGTCCCAGACGTTGATTAAAACCAGCGGGGAAATAGCGTGAACCCGGAACTGCGAATAAAGAACCTCGGACAACGGGAATTTTTTCCAGTCATCAGAGTACCCCATGTCCGCAGCACCTTCGCCGTAACTGAAAATCAGCGCGGGGTTATTTACAGCTTTTGCCGGGTCCTCCAGCCTGTGAACCGGGGCAACGCCGACCGCGACCGGCAGCGCCGAATCGACAGGGGCCGGCACTTGAATAGGTGTCGGGCTTTCAATAATGTACACGCCATGTAAATAAGCCACAATATACCTCCAAAATATTTATTTGCTATGCAACTGCATATTTAGCCGATTTTATGCGATTATCCTCAGCCCAAAGCGGCTGAAGATTCTTATACCAAAAACAAATTTTTTGTTGAAGCGGACATCGTAAATCAAAAGCCGCACATGGGATTATGTGATCAATATGCCAGCCATAAAATCCGTAATTTTCCCATGACATACCAGGCTGGAATAAACTTTCTAAATATTGTCTCAATTCTTCAATAGAGCATCCGATTAAATTTACAGTGTGCATTGCCTTTTTAGTGCCAGCAAATTGTAGTGCAGTACGAATACGTTTAGAAATTACAACCTTTATTCTAAATTGAATATCAGCAATACGCCTTTGTTTTATGTACTCTCTGTGATATTTCCTTGAATTAGATTTACCTTTTTCAGATAATAAATATTTCCTTAACACCTTTTTTTTCATGTCAGACTTTTCATACGCACGAGCAGTTTCTTTATATTTGTTAGTCTGGCGATAGGATTTATTTGTACACTGTTTTGAACAATACTTCTTTTTGCCCCAAGACCAATTGTTCTCAGTGGTTCTGAAAAAAGGATTATTACAAAATTTACAAACCTTATATTCAAGCATTATTATTCGTCCCAAATTTTTCTTCACTGCTTCCTATACCGGGAGCAGCAACACCCTCAAAGGGCGTTTCAATGGCAGGGGGCGAACCCTTCCATTTTGTTTCCATCATTGCCGTGTAATAGGGCGGATCTTCACTGTTAAGAACCGTCCACTTAATAGGCGTCTCAAGTAAATAGCCGTTTACAAGTTTGTCCCCGCATAAATCCTGCATTACGCGCCAGAGCATTCCCTCCGGGATTCGCCATCCCTGTCTGTCGGTATTGTCGCTATAGCCGCCGAAATAAATCTGTATAGTTATTTCCGACCCGTTTCTGGCAGGGTCAAAATCGCTTACTATGCCGGTAGTGCAAATTACCTGGACAAAAGGATAATCCTTTGTTTTGTCCCGTTCCTCGTCTTCTGTTTTTTCTACCGGCAGATATTGCGCGTGTACATACGGTTCGTGAAATTCCTCGTCGTCAAATTCGCTTTTTTGCCAGAACGATACCAGCGCCTTTTTAATCCGGTCGCAAAGAGCGTCCACAAGGCCGGACGGCCTGCGGTTAATGATAACATTATTGACAACGCCGGTTGTGCCTGTATCTTCGTTGTGCCCCATATCTTCCTTAAACATTTAACAATGCCTCCAATTCAACAATTACCAGTTCATTAAATATTTCTCCGGTTCTTTTTATAACAGCGGTGTTAATCGGGTTTTCCTTTTCCATGCCGAACATTCCTGGAACAGAAGGGCCGAAAAGCTCCTGAATATGGACGTGCGCTTTGTTTTCTACCCACTTGCCATTTTTCTTTATCTTATTGTAAGTTCTGCCATGGCTATCCATGCTCTTACGCTTAGTTTCTTCACGCTCGAAAACGCCAATATGACCACCCTTCATTTTTGCGATGAACGCATGGCCTAATTCGGAACCGCCGCCCTGTTTTACCGCCGCGCGTACCGGGCCTTTAGATGGCGGCATGACTTCCCTCGGCGTTACGCCCCCAAACTCGTATAACGAAAACACGCCGGATGTAATTCGCATTATTGCGCCCGGATTACTGCCCCTAATTGCTTGAACTTTTATTGAGCTTTTGACTTCTGAAACCGGTATAGTATAAGCGCCTGGAATTAAAGACAGCGTTTCTTTTCTGGCCTCGCTAGCGGCTTTTTTTGCGGCTTTCGTGATTGCTTTGTTAATCTCTTTTTCAGTCGCCAGCACTTGAAGCTTCTTTATGAGAGATGCGTATTTTTCGTTTTGGTTAAACCCCACGCTTAGTTCAATCATTGTCTCTGCTTCCTGCCAATCCTTAATTCATAAACGCCGCTATTGTTTAACGCGCTCTTTACAAACCACTGCTTGTCATCAATAGTCATCTGGCTGCCTGGCTGCGGAAGGCGCTTCATATCTTTTTGCTTAATAAAAATCAACTGTTCGCCGTCCGCTAAACCCTGGGCATAAATTTCAGACTTCCTATTCAGCTCGTCATCGTCCCGGATTATAGGAACCGGCTTGCCGTCAATGATTGCTTCCTCCGCAAACTCGTCATCATTGAAGAAAACATTATCAATGTCGGCGGCGGCCGTTTCCTTGAAACCCATTTATACCTTCGCTTTCGCCTCTGTAATTAACTTCTGAATTTCTTCATCAGTCATTCCATTGGTTACGGTAAGCCCGGCTTCCGCTGCTTCCTTGAGCAGCTCCTCGCGGGTCTTTATTTCGGGAAGCTGCTCCTGGGACTGGTTATTGCCGGGTTTATTTTTTTGCTTTGTATTTTTGCCTGAAGAAGCAGGAGAGGCGGCAGGGGAAGAAGCAGGGGAGGCGGCGGGAGAGGTTGCAGGATCGGCCAAGCCGTCAAGATTGAGTTTTACGATAAACTTTCTCTTTAACAGGCCCTCCAATTCGTCCGCGCTGAGTTTATCAACGGGCAAAACCGCTTTTTTATCGCCGTCGTTCTGATAGGTTGTTTTGTTGATGACGATTTTAGTGTTTCCATTCGGAATATATTTAACGCTCATGCCTGTACCTCCTACAGCACCTTGAATACGGACCAGCTTTCGGTATTTGCCGGAATCGGAACCGCCCTTGAAGTTACCAGCACCTCTTCGCGGGGCGGCCTGCGCTCTTTGAAAAATTGCTGCACATAACGCCCGGAAACCGTCCGCCACTCTTCGTCCTCGTCCATGTAGGTTACAGCGCCGTATCCGAGTTTATTCTGCCTGGCTTCCTGCGATACGAATAACACCGTGCCTGCGGGCAAGTACCGCTGGCGGCCCCCTTTAGGGCCGTATTCCGCCATCTGCGTATACAGCGGAACGAAAGGATCTGTTAAAACGCCGACCCGCCTGGCAGCGCCGTATTTGGACGGTTCTTTTTCAGGGGCAAAGTGGCCCATTTCGTAATTTTTTATGTCCAGGAGTTTTTGGATCAAAGCGTCCTGATACATAACCGCCCAAACTTCAGGGGTTGTGATAACCTCGTCTACCATAAACCCAAGATGAGCCAATTCATCGACCTTCCTTCTCATGGATTCGATGATGTTTACCCCGACCTGCCCCCAGCGGTCGCCGCCTGTCAACGCCTCGATATTGGGTATCTTGTAATCAATTTCCCGCTTAACGCCCAGGCCGATAATGTCAATGCGGCCGGTTGTTATAAACTGGGAAACCATTTGCTCGATACGGTTGTCGATGGCATCCATACAGAACTTGAGATCGCCGGCATGAAAATCGGCCGCCCTCTGCGCTTCCGTTTTTGGGGAAAAAATATTCTCCCCGGCCATGCGCTTGTTAATGTCCTTTGCGCCGATAATACGACGTTCCTGCATGATGGGGGTTTTAATCTCATCTGTAGAGAACGGGGCGCGTTCGGTCGCTTCAACTGTTAAATCATCGCCGACATACCGTGCCATCGGCGCGCCCTCCAGCACTTTGTCCCATTCTACATTTTCAGTCGGAAAATACTCGTCCGAACCGCCCATGAAGTGATCGCGGAAAAATGTCGATCTCGGCCTCGTCGTTATAACGGGAGGCAGTTGGGTCCTGGGATCATTCCTGTTAATTGTTTCTCCAGCCATTTACCATACCTCCTTAAAATGTTTCCGGAGCCGGATTCATCGGGGCAATATAGATTTCCTTATCCTCAGCCGCGTCAAGAACCGCTTCTGGGTCTAAAGTTATACCCATAACTTCCTCAATCTTGTTCTGGTTGAATTCGCCGCTGAAAGCAACGGGGCCTTCGGATTCATCGGAATCGTCGGTGTCCACATCCAGCAGCAGAACCGCCCGGATTTTGTCGCCGTCCTCATACGGTTTGTAAGACGTATCCCCGTCATCCCTTGTAAGCAGCGTTCCGCGCTTCACAATGCCGGTTCCTGTTACTGTTACAGGCCATACCTTTGACGGAACGAGCGTCCCGGATACAAGATTGTCAACTTTTGACAAGTCAACATTAGGCGAAAATAAATTCTTCATGTTACCTCCCGCTACCTTTTATTGAGACTTTCAAACACGTTATCCGCGAATGAAGCCTTTTTGTCATGATGCTGGGGCAGACGGAGATCGTTTACCCCGCTTGCCTCAGTATCCCTTCTGATAGACTGCATATACTGCGCGGCTTTAACGTTCTTGTTTTTTGCCAAGGCTTTGATTACGTTCCGGCTCATTGCCGCTACAGACGCGCCGCTTCTTATCGCGGCTGTAACCATTTTCTCGACACCCGGGGCGGCCTGCGCCATTTCTTCAAGGGCCAGTACCCTTTCGCGTTCCGCAAGAACGCCCAGCCTGTAAGCCGCCTGCGCGTTTGCCCCTGCCGGAATAGCGGTCGGTTCTGCGGCCGCCTTCGGTTCGACAAACTGCGTATTGCAATCCGGACAGGTCAGCAGGTATCCCTCTTCGCCTGTCGTTTCATCCGTCCCCGTCTCTGCCGTCTCGGTGTCGTAATCGATCTGGGCGCCGCATTCCGGGCATTCGGCCTGGGCAGCCTGGGCAGAGGGCGCGGTTTTTTCTGCCCCGGATTTTCCTGGAGCTGCCGCCGGTTTAGCCGCGCCGCCAAGCGGAACCGCCTCTGTCGTTGATTGCCCGCTGTCGCCGTCCGAATTAACGTCGGTGTCCCAGACGAAATCGACACCGCAATGCGGACAAACCACATTGTAAAGTGCCGCCTTCGTGTTGCTCGGCATCCGCCTTGCCAAAGTAGCTTTCGGCTCTTCGCCTTTTCCGTCGCCTTTCGGCTCTGTCTGCTTATCGCCGCCAGCAAAAGTTTCTCCTGTATCCGGATTAAGATTTACAGCGCCGTTGCAGCTCGGGCATACCATTTCTACAAAAGTTATTTCAGCTTTTGGTTTTACTTTGGCAGCCGTTTTTTTCTTCCTGTTGAATAATCCCATAGAATTACCCCCTCGCTTAGAATTTATTATTCCGGCAGTTTTCTCGGCTGCCTTATCAAAACCTGTTAAATCTATTTTCACTCCGTGATAGTTATAGATACCCGGTTTTATCATCGCCGCTACTTCTAACGGCTTTTTATTTTCAGGCGTGTACTCATCGGCCAAACCGAATTCTATGGCTTCGTCAGCGGTAAGCCATGTGCCCTGTCCGTTTTCCCCGTCCATAAGGGCAATAACTTCCTCTCTGCTTTTCCCCGATTTTTTAGAATAAGCGGTTATCATCGGTTCCCGAATCTTGTCCAGCTCGTCTGCAAGTTCTCTCGCTTCCTGGGCGTTAAGCCCGCTAAACATTAAGAGTTGGTAGGGATTATGCACCATGAGCATTGATGTCTCGTCCATGTAAACAGTATCACCGGCACATAAAATCAATGTGGCCGCAGATGCCGCGATACCGTCAATGTAGACATTGATTTTTTCGGCACGTCTTTTGATTTCCGCATAAATAGCCAGCGCCGCGAAAGGATCGCCGCCGTTGCTGAATATGTGAATATCAATTTCGGATACAGTACCGAGTTTGTTCAAATCCTCGATAAATTGTGAAGGTGTTTTTTCATCCCCCCAAAATTCAACAGAGCTTATTTCTCCGTAAATATCTATACGCCCAACATCAGTATTATTTTGAGCGAGGATTTTTTTCATGGTATAAAATTTACCCATTGTTAGTTCCCTCCTGATTAGCGCCCTTATTTACGCCCTCTGCCGACTGGATCGCGCCAACCGTGCTTGTCATTCCCGCAGCAGCCGCAGCGGACAAACCGGCGGCCTTTGCCGCTTCTATTTCCCGGGCGCGGACGCTTAAATTTTCCATGTAGTCCCCGCCGTTCAATTCCGATGTCGCCTGGCTTGCGGTCGCGAACCCTAAAGCTACAGCCTTTTCCCAGGCCTGGACTTCCTTGTAAAAATCCAGTTGCGGCAATCCTGGGCCGTTCCATTTAACCCTCGTATATGCCCTGCGTGCTAATGGATTATCAAAATACCCCGGAGCGTCTAACCAGCCCCGCGCTACAGCCTCATCCATCATCGCGGCAAATACAGGATCGCAAAAATCAACAATTATCCCTGAACGCTTAACGCGCAAATCCCCCCTTGCCATATTCATCGCGCCCATGCTGGCGCTGTAAGAAGCCTGAAATTTTTGTACCAGCATTTCATACGGCATCCCGGTAGGCGGCCCCATTTGCTGGATTACCGAATTTATAAAAGGTTCAAACGCCGTTGTAGGGCGGCTGGGGTTTACCGGCTTTACGTCTTCTCCGGGCCTTGCGTAATGAACAATCCCTGGGCCCATCGCGGTTAAATCCTCAGCGGCATCCATTGCATGATTCTCTAATTCCGGAAGCGATCCCATATCGCTTGGAGGCGGCAGAGAAGATGTAATTATCAGAGTAAACATCGCCTGAATGTTTGCCGCTATTGCTTCGGCTTTCATATAACGGTCAAGCGTCAATGCTAATTCTATTGTGGGAGCAATGAGGGGTATCCCGCGCCGCTGCCCAGGCCTTAAAGTCTCCATTAAGTGAAGCACGTTAGGCTGTCCAGTCTCCGCGCCGTATGCCGGAATAAAAATCCATCGAGGCCTGTTTGAATTGCTTATATGCCAGCTTCGCCGATACGTTGCGTTCTTATGCGGCCCCGTATAAAACCAGTAGCCTACAACATGGCCATATTCTGATATTTCTACACCGCCCAGAACGTCATTTCCCCTTAATTCATGTTCCATTCGATCCCGCCCTTCGGGGGTGTCCACACAATCAGCTTCAACTACCTGTACCTTGAGCATAAAGGGCACGTTCCGGCGTTCAAAGCGCGGCATTGTTACAAAACAATCGCCGCTTTCAAGCTGCGCCCGGAAAGCAAGGCGCGTCAATTCATAAAAATTATCCCTGCGGTAACAATCGCAATTCGGGCTTTCCGCGAAAGATTCCCATAAGCGTAATACCTGGTTCTTAAATTTTTTTACATCGTCCGTTGTCATTCCAAGATATTCAGCGTCCGGTGTCGGCTCAGGCCGCAAGCCGTCCCCGATAACATTGGTCGTAAGCGTTTTGTATAGACCGGCAATAATCGGCGCTTCCATTGACAACTGCCTTGACCGCTGGCGGATAATGGGCAGGTGTTGAACTATATCGGAGTCGGGATCGGCCCCCTGCCATTCCCATCCCTTAAATACCGGTTTGAGCAATGATGCGGCTGCATTTGAATATCCTGACGCAAGTATTCTGTTGGCGTTACTTTTGAGAATTGGTTTTCCATGTGCGTCTAATAATACGCTCAATCCATACCCCTCAAGGCATAAAAAAAGCCCTTTATAACCCACCTCTCCCAAGGTATGGTTATAAAGGGCTTCCGTTGTTCGGTCGGCCGAATTTGACTTTACTTTATTATATCCGCAGTTTACCTAAAAGTGTCAAGCAAAAGTTTTATTTTTCCTGCCATATTGGGTAACTCCGTTTTGCGCCTCCGGTTCTTTTGCAATCCTTAATTTATTAAGAACGTCAATGTCCAGATAATGGGCTTCCGCGCCAATATGAATAGTGATACTTCCATGATCAATAGGCAGCGCAGCGGCTTTTAATTCCTTGATATGCTCATCAGTAAATACCATATCCCCCTCCCACTCTGATTGATTTTATCCTATCGGTATTACTCGTTTGAACCTTCCGCTACCGCCTTCAAGTGCGCTAATTAAATCGTCAAGAGAGTCCTTGCGCTTGTATAGGATAGCAAGATCAGCCCTTTGAAGGCTGCGGCTTCCAATTCTATATCCCTGGGCTCCTGACAGTATAGCGGATATCGCGCTATTTACCTGTTCGAGTTCATCCCTTGCATCTTTCAGTTTTTGGGCGTTACTGGATTTCATCTATCCTCTAAAATACCATATTTTGATTTATTGTCAACTGCTTTCATAAATAATTCTGCATATCCGTATTCCATTTTTTACCGTTAGCCTTCTTTTTGGGCTTTATGTTCTGTATGACAGGGTCGGCATTTCTTATCCCTTTTGCCCCGACCGCCCCTGGAGCTGCCCAGGGTTCGCTCAAATGTTTCTTTTTCAGATACAGATCATCCTTAGGCGACATAATACGCAGAGCGGCGCGGGCATATACCCTGCAGTCGAAAGATTCGTTTCTTGCCCCGGCTGCCTTATGCCATTCATACCCGGTAAATCCTTTTTTGTTTTTTACCGGCACTCTTTTCTCAGCGGTCAGCATATCAAAATATACAGCGTCATATCCCCTGACGGCCATGTCGTTTTCACCGTCTTTTGGAAAGTGGCAATACCCGTCCCCAGGATGTCCAATTTTAAGCCATGATAAAATATCAGATTTAATTCCGTCTACACCAACTATAAACAGACCTTTTTCCCTGCTTTCCTTTGACGGCCTTGTTAATGGAAGTCTGTCGCCGCCCTGTCCTTTAATCGGATAAACACCGTATGACTGCCTTGCTTTACAGTATGCGTAAACCTGGGGTGTCATGTGCCCTCCGGTGTCAATCGCTACCCGGCTTATCTTTAATTGTTTTCCGTTGCCATAGGCCCATGTCCGATTAAGCAAATCGTCAATACGATTCCACACGTCCCCAAGGCGCGGATCGCCGAATAGTTCCGCATACTCTATACCCCATGATTCAAACCCAAGCCCCCATCCGACTACTTCATAAGCCAAACGGTTGTCCTGTACGTCAACACCCATTGTCAGAACGCATACACCGTCCGGCAATTCGGCGTTATAGACTTCCCTGCGGCTTTCCAGCGCATGGGATTCTACTACTTCGCCTGTTTCTTCCCATGTCTCAGCTAAACGGGAATTGATGAATGTTTTTAGCAGGGAAAAATCTCCTTTCTTTGCCGCAGCGTTTGCCTCTACAAATTCCTCTACAAGTTCATCCCATGTAACGGCAGGATGATCCAGAGCGTTAATGTGATACCCGATAATCTTTGCTTCCGGATTTTCTGCTACCCACATACTTCCCCCTGCCTCCCATTCCCGCCTTGTATGTAATGTTTCGCAATACGGACACTTCATTTTTATTGTCTCAAAATCAAGGTTCCGCCAAGAGAATTGAGACCATGCCCCGCATTTAGGGCATTTATGACTCCATCGGTGTTTACTTGATATTTCAAATACTGCTTCTATTCTGCTCATATTTTTTACCGTGGGTGTTGATGTATATATGCTCTTCCTGTTAGGGTAGTTAGTTTGCATTTTTTCGGCTATTGAAATGACATCCCCCTGCTTATACAAATCCTGGGGGTACTGATCGATTTCATCAAAATAAAGTATCGGAACCGGCATAGATATAATTCCGGCTGTACTGTTGGCTCCCGTCAAGATCAAAAACATACCAGTACATTCTTTGTATAAAATCTTGTTATCGGAATCCCTGGACTTATCATCAGGTACTAATCCCTTTAAGCACGGAGTATCCCGGAACATATTTGAAACGCGGGTTTTGCTAAATTTCTCTGCAAGGTCTCCGGTAGGCTGTATGATGATAACAGGAGAGGGGTTAATGTATATCAAGTACCCAAGATAATTTAGAAATACTGTTGACTTGCCCATTTGCCGGGCGGCAAGAAATACAATCTTTGAAACTGTTGGATCTGTCAAGCGTTCCATTATTTCTATCAGGTACGGTGTCCGATTGTTGTCCCATGGCCCGGGAGAGGATGTTTCTACACTCGACATGATCCGATATTTTTCTGCCCATTGCCAAACTTTTAGATCAGGAGGCGGTCTTAATATTTTTAATAACGAAACGAATATGTTAGCTGTTTTATCAAACTCAGTCTTACGGCTCATGGTTATCCTCCTCATCCTCCAGTCCAGCAAGATAATCATATCCGACGTTCATTTTCAATGCATCAATATCATATTCTGTTATTTCGTACAGTATTTTGTCCAATTGGTTTTTTATTTCCCCTGCAATCTCCATTATGTTTGTTTTTCCGGCTAGTTTTGGTGCCAGCCCTAGTGGGAATGATTCAAACCCGGTATGTACCCGGCTAAAGATAGCTCCGAATATTCGCTTTACATCATCAGTATGATGTAATTCGCCGCGCGCCCGAAGCACTTTAATTTCCTCTAATTCACGTTTCGCCGCTAATTGCCGTAGTTTTTCTTCTTCCATTTCTTTGGAATCGCCAGACCTGCGGCTGTCTGCCTTGCTCCTGTAATACCTTACAATCGCGACAATACTTTTAGCAAAATCGTATTCCCTTTTATCTTTATTATTTGTTTTCGGCTCAGACTTTATTACCCCTTCATTTTCTAACTGCTGTATTCGACGCTCGACAACGCCAACCAATTTTGCCAGTTCTTCAATGCCAACCAGCTTTACTTTTGGAGCCGGTTCTTTCACTGTGGCCGATTCTTTTTTTGGAACTGCCGGAGTTTTTCGAGTAACAGATTTTTTTGCCGTCGCTTTTTCCCTTGTTTTCATGTACTGCTTATGCTGAACTTGCCGTTTTTGAGGCAAGCATATAAGGTGTATCAGGAGCCGGCATTTTGTGTGCGCCAGTATTCCTGTCTCTTGATACATG